CTTGCATTAGTCCTTTTTATTTGTAACTGAGTAGCATCCCCATCACTATTTAGCAATACATTACCTGCAAAAGTTGCTGTTCCTGCACTATCTATACCTAATCTTTGATTGTTACCACCTGTTCTTAAAGACATTGAGCCATTAGAAATAATATTCATACTATCAGATGAGCCTGATGAAATTTCTAAATCTCCATTTCCATCATTAGCAAATGAGTGTCCACCACCTATAGTAATACTACCTGCAAAAGTTGCGTTTCCTGCTGAGCCTGTTAAAGACATTAACACACTACCTTCAGAATCAAGAGTTCCACTTTTTATTTCTAATAAAGCACCATCTGTAAGTATTTTTGGATTGTTTGAGCCTGTTTTATCAAAAGCTAATGTTGGAGATAAACCTCTTATTGTAATTTGTCCACCATTTGTAGTATCCCCAACTACTAATCCAGGTTTGTCTGTTGTAATTGCATCATCTCCTATTATAACCCTACCTGCAAAAGTTGTATTTCCTGAATTATTAAAACTTGCAACTTCAGTTGTATGTGCGAATATTTTAACTATGGTTTGATTGCCACCACCTATTTTTAATGTGCTTGAATCAGGCGCTGACATTCCCTGCATAGTTGCGCTATCACTAGGTCTTTTTATTTGTAAACCTGTACTTCCATCACTTCCATCTATAAGAACATTACCTGCAAAAGTTGCGTCTCCTGTATCTCGTGCTATTGTTAATCGTGTTGTATCTACATTTGTTCCAACACCAATTTTAAATAAATTATTAGCACCATCATATCTTATAGATGCACCATTAGCTGGACTTGCAGTTGTTCCCTCGTGTAATAAAATTTTTGAATCTTGACCTGCTAAAGCAGTATTAATATTTAGTGTAGCACCTGAACTATTTGAAATATTTACATCTCCTGTAAAAGTTCCACCACCAACAGGAACAAAAGATCCTGCGCCTGATAGTGAGCCATTAATTGTAACATTTCCAGAAAAAGTTGTATTGCCTGAACTATCTAAAAGTATATCAGTATTTCCTGCTCTACCAATTCTAAAATCATCTTCGTAAGCATCTATTCTATAAAAAGCATAAGTGCTATCGTGGTCGGCTGCTGTATGTAATTCTATTTGTCCACCTTCAGGAGAACCACTAGCTTGTCCGTGTATTCTAAGTTTTTGTTCTGTTTGATCTGCAAAGCCGATTTCAACACTACCACCTAAAGGATTTAAAACTAAAGGATAGACTGCTGTTGAAAAATTATCTACAAAACCTGATTGTATGTAAGTTGAGTATGGTGCTGAAGCAATAGTTCCTACAACCAATCCGTTACCACCTGCACCTTCTACATTTAAATTTGCATTTGCTTGTGATACAGTATCATTTGAAACACCAACTATATGAACAGTACTTTGTGGAACTTCAGTTCTTACACCTAACCGATTTACTGAACCATCAGCCGTTACAAAAGCACTACCTGTATTATTAAAAACTTTAAAATCGTGATTTTGAGTGTGTCCTGTTAAATTAGTACCATTAAGCGAGATAAATAGTCCTGATACTCCGTGTACAATTTTGTATGTTTCTTGACCTGACCTAGTAAAATTAATAGCTGTTCCTGCTGATTCGATATTTAACTTACCATCTGCTGAGGCAGCACCTATTAAAAGATTTCCTGAACTATCAATAATTGCTGCATCTCCGTTGTTTATTCTAAATTTTATTTGCTGACCAGATGCTGCATTTAAAAATGTACCCCCAATATGATTTTGTAGTAAAGCGTAACTGCCTTGTGCATTTACGTCAATATGTGAAAAACCTGCGTGGTCAGAAAATCCTATGTTACCAATATGAGCTTTACCAAATTCAAAACTTGTATCATTATCTACTGATGCACTGATTGCGCCTGCAAAAGTAACACTGCCATCACCATTAAATTGCATTTCAGTTTGGTTATCAGTAACATTATATATTCCTAATCCTTGTGCGCCAAGTAATGCTAAAGCATATGAATCGTGACCACTTCTTGTAAATAATATTCTATCAGATGCATCATCTTGAGCAATTATAACTTGCTCACTAAAAGTAACATCTGCTGTAAAAGAACCACCTCCTGTTACACTTATTCCTGTACTTGTAGTTTCTAGTTTTTTACTATTATCGTGATATAATTCTACTGCACCATCTTGAATAATTAAAACACCATTTTCACTTGTTTTTGGTCTTAATGCTATTGCACCACTTGCTTGTTCAATTACAAGTGAACCTGTGCTATTTTGTAAAAAAGTATTTCCTGAGTCGTGATATATTTGTAAATCATCTGAATCTCCAAAAATAGCTCGTATACTATCAGGATGCTTTGAATTTTTGATAAACTTATTTAATTCAGCACTACCATCAATTTGAAAATAAACTGCTGTTCCACCAGAGCCATTGTCCGACATCAGTAAAATGTCTTTGTTGTCTGCCGTATTCTCTATATATAAATCTCCAGTTGTATTTTGTACGATACTATCTGTTCCGTTATGAAACAACCTAAAGTCGCTTCCAGTACCCATAAATATTTTAGAGCTGTCTGGAAAAGCTACAGCACCTAAAGTTGTACTTCCATTTACTAAACTACCATCAAGTTTAAAATATTCAGTAGTCCCTCCACTACCATCATCACATTTGAATATTAAATCTCCATCATCTGTATTGTTTTCAATAATTACATTTCCTGTATAGTTTCTTATAGTACTATTCGAGCCATCGTGAAATAATTGGAAGTCATCCCCAGTACCTAGCCTTAAAAATTTACTATCGTTTAAATCTACATTACCACTAAAAGTAGCATCATTTGACGAGTTCATTTGGAAAGATTGTGTACCATTATTTTGAAATGTTACAAAACCTGTTCTTGAATTTAAAACAATACCTGTTCCATTTGTTTCGGTTTCAATAAATAGATTATTTGAACTCATCTTCATACGCCCAATATCAGTAATTATAAAACCATTTGAACTTGATGTTGAAACAGAACCTGTAAAGACAGCATTTCTTGATGAATCAAAAGACAAAGCTACTGCATTATTGCAGTCTATATCTAATGTATTTGTGGCATTGTTATAAGCCATACCACCCATTGAATTATCATCTGGATCGCCAAATATTAAAAATCCTTCGGCATCATTTGCTGTAATTACTTTTATACCAGAGTTGCCACTTGTTGTTTGACTTACGATATTTCCTGTAACTGTAACACCTGTACTTGTAGTTTCAAACTTTTTGCTATTATTGTTATAAAGCTCTACTGCAGCATCTGCAATAAACTTAGCCATTATCTCACTTGTTGCAGATTTTCTAATTCTGACTTCTCCGTTGCCTTCTAAAAATAATCCACCTGTACCTACATCTTGTACAAAAGAATTTGATCCATCGTGGTATATTTCTAAATCTCCACCTGTACCCATAAATATTTTTGAGTTATCAGGAAATCTAGTAGCACCTGTAATAGTACTACCATTTACTAAACTACCATCTAATCTGAAATATTCAACAGTACCACCAGAGCCATCATCACTTTTAAAGATTATATCAGAATCATCTGTATTATTTTGTATTGTAAGAGTTCCTGTAAAATTTGTTATAGTACCATCACTACCTGTATGCTCTAGTCTTAAATCTTGATTTGTTCCTAACCTTAATTCAATATTGTCATCTAATTGAACGTGCTGAACAAATCTGTTCATTACTGTACTACCATCAAGAAAATAATAAGTTGCTTTACCCCCTGAACCATCATCAGACCTAAATGTAATGTCCCCATCATCTACCTCTTGATCAATAAATAATCCACCTGTAAAGTTTCTTATGACTGAATCTGTTCCGTTATGTGCAATTCTTAAATCATTACCAGCACCAAAAATTAATGTATCATCTGTGCCTATTGTTGCACTATCTCCAAATACAATATTGTTTCCACCTGTGGTATTACCATTAGCAAGTATTTCAGCAAGTGTATCTACACCATCTATTGCAGCATCTACATAAGCAGTTGTTGCTATCTTTGTCGAATTATCATTTTGACTTTGTGTAGTAGCTATCGCACCATTTGCCAAAGTAACTACACCACTTTCTGCTGATATTGTGTTGCCATCTATTTTTATATTATCTACAATAAGATCGCCTGTAATTTGTACATTACCTGTAACATCTAATTCTTTACCACTAGCTGCTGCTCCACCAATACCGACACCTGCTGTAGATAAAAATAAAATACTATTATTACCTGATCCATCAGTTATTTGTTGAGCAGTAGAACTTAAAACAGTACTAGCACTTGTCTTTAAGAGACCTACATACGTTACCGATATTTGTGTATTTGTTAATGTTGCCATTGACTTTTAAATATGTAATTAATTTTTCAATATTTTTTTTCTTTACCTTATATTTCATAATACCCAACCATTGAAAAGAGCATCTTTATCAGGATGAATGTCATCATTTGTGTTGCTTGTATATTCTGGAAACAAGTTTTGATTGAAGCTCATATAATCAATAAATCTTCTTGTATAGTATTCTGCTATATCTCTATGTTTTTCTACTAGATAATCTACTTCTTCTTTACTTACACTTTCTGCATTTTCTGAAACGTGCTTACTAATACCACCATTTTTAATTTGATATGCTGCAAATGGTAAATAATCAACCATTGCAAAATGTATTAGCATAGGTTGTATAAAATCATTTACTAAGTTTAGATAGTTTCCTGTAAGTGATGCACCTCCTGTACCTAATATATCATTGCTTATTTTGTTGTATAGATCAGTACCTAGATAGTTTCTTATATGTATCTGTTGTGCGATCTTGACAAATCCGATAAATTTATCAACATCAACATTACCATCAATAATTGAATTTCTTTTTAAGTCTATCGGTTTTATAAATAATGCTACTGCCATCTCTTAATTTTTAAATCCCATTTTATTCCAATATGCAGATGTATAACCTTTATTTGCCATATTACGAGGTGCTATTGATACTTTCTGTGCATTTTTCTCTGGTCTAAAACCTTTTTTTATTGCGCTTGTTGTACTAACTACATTTCCTAAAGATTTATTTCCCTCTTTTCTTGCGTATATTCTTCTTGTCCATCTATGCGAACATCTAGCACCACCTTTATATAGCCATATAGAATATGTATTAGCACCACTCTTACCAAACCCTGCATTGACTACTTTATTATCCATCGCTTTTATATCTTCTTTTCTATAAACTTTCTTTGCGTTCATCATCTTGATACAAAATTCTCTTGATCTTGGCGCTTGTGTTTTATATGCAGCACTATAAGGTGTGTATACATATCTTACTAAATAGATGACATCTTCTTGACCTTTTCTTTTTGATTTGCCATCTTGTTTACTATCTCTATATGGTTTTGCGCTTCCTGTGTTTGCAAGTTCTGTTTTTTCGTTTAGCTCTGCAATCTTTTGATCTAATTCGTTTTCTGTTTCATAATCTACCTCAAACTCATCAATGACATCGTATTTTTCTAATATCTCGTTTTCATCTTCTCCTAAATCTATTAAAGCATCTGCAACATCATTGTCTATATATTTATCTAAATCACTTCCTAGACTAACACAACACCTATCCTCACTTAATTTAACGCCTGTTTCTTCCTCTTTTGTTTCTTCATCCTCTACATTCTCCAAGTCGGTAAATTCAAGTGGTTGTAAGGTCTTAAAATAAAGTTTTAGAGATATTTTATTATATGCTAATATTTGGTCAAAAGAATCTATAAGTAAATGTTGAAAAGGTCTGATAACTGTATTGTCTAATAATATGGATGCAGTCTTTAATTCATCTGCATTGTTACCTAAACCTGATTGATCTTTTATACCTATGAGCATAGGACTTACTATTCTATGACTAACCATAATTTTTCTTGTGCTTTCTTCACTCAAGAATTGATATTGTTGGTGTGCATCAGATAATTGTACGGGATCAATACTTGCTGCTGTATCTGCATTGTCATTAAATGCAAGTATAAATTTACCTGCATTACTACTACCAGAAAACTTTTGAGATATTCTTTGTTCTATCAGTTCTCTTTCTTCTTCATTTGGCACACCATTGTTAAAATTTATAAGCATACTAGGAGACATACCATTCATAATATTATTTAGATGAAAATTTCCTACTTCTTCTTCTAGCTCTGCATATTGCAAACCACCTTGATAATCTACAGGACTATAATAGTGATACCCTGCTCTATAAGGTTTTACATACAATATTTCTATTGATTCATTACTCTTACCAAATGCAGGTATTCTTTTTAGTTTGCTTTGTGGTTTGTATTCTTCCCAATCGTGAAAATAATAATAGGCGTTTATCTCTCCATCTTCTCCTGACTTTTCAGCTCTTAATGTTTCTACAGGAAAATGCTCTACTTGTGCAATACTGTTTCTATCTTTTGAATAAATAATTTGCATTGAGCATTGCCCCATTAATTTAAGATCGTAACAAAGTTTTCTTATACAATCATTGTTGAATAATGAAATCATTTTTGCATATTCATCTGGTTTTTGATTACTATTAGTAGCATCTAAACCTTTTCCAAATATCATCGCTGAGACTGCGTTAATAATAGCATTGTTAGTCGGACTTCCGTTATATCTATCTATAAGATATTTAAAATAGTTATTGTCATCGCCATAACCTATCCACTCTTTGTTTTTATATTCTACAACTTTAGGTGTTGTATAACTACTCAAATTTATAACTCTTAAATCGTTCATACTATTATATAATCGTTATCGTGTGATCCTGTTGTTTCATCGAAAGTAAATTCACCACTATTTATATCATAGTAATTATTATTTGCTTGATTAATAGTTTGATCTGTACAAAATACTTTGTCTTTATAAACAATACTACTACCACTAAGCAAACTCATATCATAATATCTACCTTCTTTAAGTACAGGGCTTATAGTTGCAGATAATCTTTTAAAATTACCACTATCAGATGCACTTACACTTGCAGAAAACACTTCTTTGTTTTTGCTTGTATCTCTCAGTTTTAAAGTGTATGATGATGCGTATGCTCTTGGTATTACATCTATATTTTGAGCAGATGCACTTGTAGTTAAAACCTTCATACTTATATATCGAAATATAAAGGTTATTTTGTATGGATGCAAAAAAAAAGAGGGCTAATGCCCTCCTTCTTACTCAAATAACAAATATTAATTTACATCAATTTGTGTGCCTTGACTTTCTGCTGCATAAGCTGCAGTTGCTATAAAGTCTGGTGCTTCTGTTTCTTGTGATACAAACGTTAATGAGTACCCATAAAGGTCTCCCATTGCTGCACCATTAGAGAAAGTACCTGTTGTCAATTCGCATCCGTGATCTTTACCCACTAATCTAAAATTGCCATTATAATCTTCTACTATAATGTGAGGTCTTGATACTGCTAGTAATTTAATTTCTGCTTGAGTTTTTTCTTCTTGGAAGATTAAGTTCATAACTACTGTTGTTTCATAGAATGTTGTACCATTCTCTCTTGATGATGTTACAGTAGTATCCATTGTTGAGTTCCCTTTTACATCAAATTTCATAAATGTAGGTGATCCACCAAAATCTGTAATTAAATCATTTGCGATAGTTAAAGCACCTAATGTACCGAAATCTGCAAATGTAATAGACTTTAGTCCACCAACCCCTGATTTACAAGGTAACTCTCTTCCTTTTGTTAAGTTACAAGCCATAATTTTTAATTTTTATAAAAAAAGGTAAGTAGGCTTATACCCCACCTACCTTCTTTATGTTAAACAATATTAAGAGTATAATACGATATCTGATCCGATTCCGTGTTGTACTCCTGCACTTCCTCTCAAAACAACTCTTACGTTTTGTGAACCATCAATGTCAGCCATATCAATTAACTTAACTTCTTGCCAGTCATTCAATAGACCTGTTCCAAAGAATAAGTTAGATGATTCTGCTGCAACCATTTTGTCGTTACCTAATCCAGGTGCAGTAAATAGTTCAATACCTTGAAAGTTCATTTCTGTTTTTCCAACGTGATATAATTCTCTATAACCTAATGCTGCTTGTGCTTGAATATAAAACTTAGCTGCACTTGTAGGAATATAGATTTTAAGATCTTCTTTATTGTAAACTCCACTTGGAATAGCATCAACTACTTTTCCTAATTCAGCAATAATGTTTGAAGCTGATAATGTA